AGCGGCGTGAACATTCGCCGTAGAGAAAGTCTGGTTATCCGCAGAGAGTACCGTGCCACCATTGAGGCTAGGCCACAGGGCTATAACATCCGTGTCCTTCTTCCTCGCCATGCCGTCACCAAGCTGGCGACCTATCATGGAGAAGACGTTGTCGGCGGCCTGCCGTACCAGCTTGTCGGTCAGGATCACCTTGGCCCCGACCTCTGATGCCGTCAGGTCTACCGTGGTCATCCCAATGTCTTCCTCATCGACTATATCGACCCCGTCCTGTAAATCGGACATGGACATCTGTCCCACCTTGGGAACAGTTACCTGCTTCGATCCCTTCGGGAGGCTAAACTGCTCTATTAAGGCAAGAGCCGGGGCGTTATGCTCCTCCGTGTATCTGGAGCTTGCAATAATGATTTTCTGCGCGTTTTCAAGATTACCTGTCGTCGCTGTCTGGGCCATTCTTATCCTCCTTGGATATTTATCCTAATCCTGCCGCTTTTCTCGCCGCCGCCTGTGCGTTCGGCGACCTGTCTCCGCTATTGTACCTATCCAGCCATCCCCCCTCGTCGGCAGCCACCTGTGGATTGCCCTGACTGTTGTCGAAACTCTGTGCAGGCACCCGTGCCTGTTTCAACTGTGCAAGCTCTGTGTCACGCGCCCTGTCGCCAGCCAGCTTCTCGGCTGCGGCGTGCATTGACTCAGGATCATTGTAAGCCCTTAGTGCCGCAAGGTCGTTTATGCCTAGTTTGTATCTTGTTACTAGGGCCTCCGCCACCATCTGCTTGCCCTGCAAGTGCTGTCCGTATGCCTCGGCCTGTTGGGCCAGTTGCGCCTGTGCCTGCTGGCTTTGCATGAACTGCCCAGCAGATTGCATCGCCTGCTCGGGCGTGTAGCCTTGGTCTTCCAGTTGCTTCTGGTACGACTGTGCTTGATTTTGCAATGCAGCCCTCTGCTGTACCTGTGCGTACTGGGCAGAATCCTGTTGCATCTTGGCTATCTGTGCAGGCGAATACTGTGGCGGCGCTGGCGGAACCGGCGCGGCTGCGTCAGCAGCGGGCGCGGTGCCCTGCGTCGGCGCTGCGCCTTGTGCTGGCGCTACGCCCGCGCCCCCGTCCGGGGCGGACATAGCGCCAGCCCCGGACGGGGGCGTGGTATAGTCGTCTATGGGCGGGGCGGAGACATCCGCGACCGGCTGCCCGGTCTCGATCCCCGTGTCCCCTGTGCCTGTATCAACGGGACCCTCTACGGGCGGGGCCGCTCCTGCTATATCTGTATTTTCTGTTACCATAATTATTTCTTCTCCCCCCTCTAATGCACCAAAGATACAAACCTATCTGGTAGTTGTCAAGCTGAGACCCACAATATCTAGGCTATTAAGGCGCCCACGGGCTTTTCGCAGCCTGCCCTCTGGCACGCCCCCCGCGCAGAAGCTCATTTATAGTAGCTTCCTGTACCGGGTCTTCGACGTAGCCCCATTTAAGCAGCTTGTGCTCTAGCCCTTCGACACCGTCGGCAAGGCTGTTCCTGCGGAGACGTATGCGCTCGTCACGTATGGCCGAGTGGCCATATAACTCCTCAAACGTGAGCCGGTACCGCCCCACCTTGTGCTTTTTAGAAGCGATGTCTCTGGAGTCGTCGTCCTTCTCTCTCCTGTCTTTTTCTGGCAGGGTCACGTACTTCTTCCACGCATCCCGAACCTCGTCGCTGGGCAGCAGGGCCAGCAGTCTCTCGTCGGTGCTCGCCCGCCAGTAGTTCTTTGCTATGAAGTCGCGGTCAAGAAGCCGGTCCATCTCCACTTGGGGAAGGTTTCCCCAGTCCACCCGGTTTTGGAGGACGGCCCTCCTGTGTATCTCGACGTAGTCCTCTCCGGGCCTGACGAGTCCCCGCCTGACGGCGACCTCGTTTATCTTGTCGATCCTGCGCTGGTACTCGAAGCTGTTAAATTCCCCGAGGTCGCTTTCAATAGGGACGTACTCTTCGCCGCCGAAGTATTCCGCGCTTTGATGTAGCTCTTCGTTGTCGCCGAAGAGAAGCTCGTAAAGCTCGTCTTCCAACTGCTTGTCCGGTGTACGATCAGGGGAAATATCCTTCTCAAGGAAATCTTCCTTGAGACCATATCCTTTCTCGCGCTTGGATACCGTTGCTTTCTTCCGGTGTTCTTCCAGTTTATTGGCTAGATTTCGCGCAACACCCAGTTGCTTCACCGTATCTGCATACCACTTGTCGGGGTTTATCTTGCCCTCGAACTTCTTCGTTTGCGCATTCCCTTCCTCGTCTACCCATTCATACTCCAGACCGTAAGCCTCTGCCTCGATCCGCCTTAACTCGTTGGTAGACTCCTCCTTGATCTTTCTGCGGTGCTCGAACCATAACGACACATCGTCGCCCCGGCCTAAAGACAGTTCCTCGCCACGCAGTTCCATTTCCGCCATGAGTCCCTCGTTGACGGGGCTTCCCTTGACGAAATTCTCTTGGATATCAGTGAGGTTCTTGAACTCCGCCCCTTGCTGTATGCGTAGGGACTCCGCGCCCGCAGGATCATTCTCGATAGCCTTCTCCACCATGAGGTTCTGCATATCTTTCGTCACAGGGGACCTTGGTAGGAAGCCGGTGCCCTTGATCGCAAGGCCTGCCAGTCCAAGCCTCCCTCCTTCTTGAGGGATGAGCTTTTCTACGTCCACCCCGAACACCTTCTCTGGAAGCGCCTCGCGTATCAGTTGCGTACCAGCCTGCCCTACGCCTATAGGGACGCCTAGGTCGTGTATGAGCACGGCGGTCCTTGATACAAGGCCGTCTATAGGCCCTAGGCTGGGGCCGTAGGTGTCTATATACCGCCCGTAGAAGTCCTTGCCCGTTGCCTGATGCGCTATCGCGGTGACCGGCACTGATCTTCTGGAGTTTACCCAGTCCGCGGGACTGAGCATCCTGAGTACCGTGTCCATCTGGCCAATCAGGTCCAGTGTCAGCCGCTGCTCTCCCGTCCTGTCCTTGATAGGAATGTCGGGGGATACGAAATCGCGCCGGTAGGCAAAGGGCAATGGGGTCTTCCAGCTAGGCCCGTCCCAGTCTTCCACGGCCTCGAAGGGCTTCCATCGCTCCACGGGAAGGTGCTCCCCTGTACTCGCCCAGTGAATGACCTCGGCAGTTGTCAGGAGGCTGAAATATGAGCCGATCCAGTGCTTGCGCCAGTAGGCGGCATCAGGCCCGCTCATCGTCTTGGTTGCCTGCTTGATTAGGCCCTCGCTCTCCCCGAGGGAGAACATAAACATTTTCAGGAAATTCCGCAGCCACGGCCACTGTATCGACGACTGGCTCACGGGGATAGTGGAATAACGTATGTTCGCGGCCCTTGCAATCATGCCATTAAGCTGGTCGTCCGTGAGATGTCCGGCCATCCTAACGTACATGGGGGCTATGTTGTTGATGATATCGGTCTTCATCGCCGTCGGGTAGACGCCCTCGAATAACCCCTGTCTCATGGCGCTCTCCCAGTCGCCCACCATCCTCATCATCTTCTTGTCCAGACGGTATCCTGCCTCCTGCGCCACCTCACGCGCAAGGTTGTCTATACCTGTAGGCAAGAGGGTGACGTCTATGGTGGACAGTCCTGACTGCACCAGTGCGCTGGGATTTATTCCGGGCCTCCCGGCTATTATCTCGTCGGTGCTGAGATACCAGTCGGCTATCTCCTTGCGGTAATTGGGACTGAAGTTAGACCTCAGTATGTCCCCCGCTGATTCGGGCCATTTTGCCAACTCCAGCGCCGCCGCCTTGATCCTAGCAGGGTCTAATGTCGTGGCCCCGTGCCACAGATGATCGACCATGTGCGACCATGTGCTGCCGTAGTTGCGCTGCAAGAAGTCGCGCTGCTGGAACCAAGACCCGAACAACTTGGCCCGCTTCGGTAAGTAGGTAGCTACGCGAATAGCTGGCATTATGTCCGTACCTGCGATCTTCCACTCCGGCACTGCGCCGAAGAGGTTCTCCATGCGGTCGGCAAGGCTGTTCCTTAATGCATACTGGCTGGTAATCCCGCCCCCTGCCTCCGGGGGTCTAAGCCTGCCTTCAAATGCTGGCCCTACCTTGGGGACCCTGAAGCCCATGAAGGTTTCGCCGCCCACCACTACCCCGGCCCTGAATCGAGTTCGTAGTGGTTCCGCTGGAATCTGGACGTCGCCCGTCAGTTCACCCGTGATGGGGTCTTTCACCGTTTTTAACACCTTCACGTCTGCGACATTATTAAGCATAAGGTCTTCGATAAGCTGGGACTGTAGCCGGTCACGCCTGCTCACTTTCATCGAGTGGACCATCACCTCGTAGGGATTCCAGTACAGGGGTTCAAACCCCGCGTCCAGCATTTCGTCAAAGGTCGCGCCCGCCCTTACCTTCTCGTATGACTTGACCGTCCCTAGGGGCATGCCCTTGCTATTCGCCTTTTTGAGTAGCTTGCCGTTCTCGTTGTCCGCGAATCTCCACCCCCTAGAGAAGTAGTCCTCGACCTTTGCAAGTTTGGGGTTGAAGTCTATCCTTAGAATCTCCTCCCCTTTTGTTCGCTCGACAAGGTCCACGAAGTCATCGTAGAGCCATGATGGAATCGCGTTAACATTCTCCGGGGTGCGGTCATGGAGCGCCCTGAAGAGTGTTTTAAGTATCTCGATCTCTTCCTGTCCCGCCGCGGTCTTTGAGCTTTTCGGAACCCACCTGCCCCTGACTATTGCGCCGAACCCCTTGCCGTAGCTTCCTCCCTGTTCCGTCCACCTGTCTCTGGCTATCCTCATCAGGTCCGCGAGTTCGTTGTCTACTTGGTTTACCTGTCCCTCGTAGAGCACAAAAAGGGAGTGGGAAGCCTTGCTGCCGGGAGGGGTTTTCAGGATGCGGCCCATAGTCCCTTCAGACTGCCAGATGCGGAAGTCAAGGACTCCGGGGTTAAGAGGCTGGGGTTTACCAGCCTGTCCGATAAACTCTGCCCGCGTGTCGTCGATAAGGGTTTTTATCTCACTGACATCGCGGTTGGTATGCTTGGCGATTTCTTTAAGCCAAGTCTCCTCGTTGATCTTTCTGAGCGGCGTGGTGAAGGCAGACCTCGCAGGAACCCTCGTCTCGCCAGCAAGAAGCTGTGCCATCATCTCACTGGTCCTGCCCCACGCATCGGCCTTTCCGCCCTGCGATTTGACAGTAGTTGTGCCGGGAACTTGGTCTATGAGTCTCTCGAACCGGTCGCGTGCTGCCCACTGTTCGAGAGGTCGCGCTTCAGCAGGCGAGGGCGTGCCCCATAAGCCCCGCAAGCCAGCACGATCAATCAATCCTTTACCTTGAGGGAGCAGAGACACGGCGGGAGCGAAAAGATCGTCTAGCTGTGTGTCGATAAGCCCTGTGTGTGTTCTGAGGTACGTCCTGTCCCCAGCCGTCGCCTCACCCTTCTCCATCTTGTCGAGCTTGGCTTTGACGTTTAGTTGTGCCCGTCCCTTACCCCGCGTGGTAGTGTTGGGCGAGGTATCCATCACGTTCACCACGACCTTGGCTGGCGTTAACCGCGTTCTTGCCACATCAAGAGCAAGCCTCTCGGTTGTTTTTGCTAACGCCGGTGTGCCCATACCCGTAGCACCCCGCGCAAGAGCGCGTGTCCCGCTGAGTCCGGCCTTGGTTAACCCGCTCGCGAGACCGACGCCGGGTATAAATTCTATGGGGTCTGTGCCTACAGACAGCAAGAACTGTTTGAGTCCGCCGACGTCGCCTGCCTCTACCGCCTGATCGTATGCCGCGGCATACGCCTCCAAATGCCCAAGCCCCATAGCCCTGAGTTGCTCGTACCTTGCCCGTACATCCTCCTCGTACGCGCCGAGGAACGACCATCCGCCGACAAGGGGCACGTTCTCGGGAATCGCTGTAGATGTCAGGAACCCTTCTAGCGGTGCCGTTACCTTCCCCCAGTGCTCGAATCCTTCCCAGAGCGGTTGGGCTGCCGCCATCATCGGCGCTATCGCTTGGCCGAAGCCACTGACGTCAACACCCGCCTCACGCGCCCTTTCCTGTTGCAGCCGCACATCACGCGCCCTTGATAAGGGAGCTTCAGCCCCTACACCCCTGATCTCTTCTTTCGCTTCCTCGGTGAGCGGGCTAAAGGGAGCAATTGTCATTAAGTCGGGTGCGGATACGGGCACGCCCCCTACTGTCCCCGACGCCAGCCCCGCTGCTGCGCCTGTCTGTGATAAAAATTCCGTAAAGCTCTGGTAAGCGCTGGGAAGATACTCGGTGAATATCTTCTCTGGCCCCCACATCTCCTCTTCCGTTGGCATACGGGTATAAGGGGTTGGGTCCTGATGACCGGACATCGCAAGTCTTCTCTGCCTCGGCAGCAGCGGTCCCTCTATACCAGTCCATTGCTTGGTGGGTTTGTCGTAAACTCCAAGAGCGGCTGGTGCAGGGGGCGGCCCCGGATACTGGAACGGCAACCCGCCGATGTTGTATCCGAGCGCCTGTGCTTGTGCAGGCGCGGCAGGACGATCCCTCTTGGCCTGTTGCAGCCGCGCATCACGCTCTTGGCGATAGTCCCAAGCCTTCACCGCTTCGTCAGTTATGTATCCCTCTTTATCAAAGGGGACACCCGGAAGCTGGAGTTCCCTCCATGCCTTTAGGAACTCTTCTTGGGTTGGAGGGGCCATTAGTACATCCGTCGGGTACCGGGGGCAAACCTCGAAGTGAGACCTCCCGGCCTCATCGTGGGAGCAAGGGCGGTGTACCTCTCCGTCCACGGATACTGGTCAAGGTAATCCATGAAGTTCATCTCGGGTTCCTGTCCCTGTCTCATGGCCCTACCGGCGTAGCCCATGTACTGGTTCTGCATATTGCCGTACTGGCCTGCCCAGTATTGCTGCGCGGCAGGGGCGTGCCCGCCACCGAACGGCTGGCCCGCGGATGCACCCGCACCAAACGGGGCGGCGCTGTAGTAAGCGGCCTGTGGTTCGTAGGGCAGGACGTATTCCTGCCACCAGTTAAAACTGTCCTGAGCAGGCATTGGTATTCCTTTACGCTAGGCGGGTAGTGGTTGTCGGTATGTCCCCGGAGCTATCTCCGCTATCTTGCTCAACCACTCGGCAGAGGTCGCCTCGGGGTTGACATCCTGCCACCGCTGCATCTGTCTTGTTCTTCCCCCTCCGGCCAGCCTTCCTCGCAGGCTGCCTGCACGCGGGTCGTACATTGCAAGATTCGCCAGCGCTTGGACGGAGGCAGGATCAGCCATTATATTTCCCCACCTCTCAGCACCCCGAATAGCTGCAAGTTGGTCCGCGCTTGCGCCACCAGCCAGTGCCCTCGCGTAGTTTACGATGTTAGTCCAAGGGTTTAAGCCCTCCCCTAGTTGGCCGTAGGTGAATTCCCCGCTAGCTATTCCTTCGCCGCTAACAGCGCCCGGGGGCACCCCGTAAGTTTGGCCGGGTAGAGTGCGCTGCCATCCAAAGCTCGGATCATACCCCATTCCTCCCAGAATATTTGCTCCGGCCATACCGGCGGGCGTTGGCCTATCGGCTGCGAGCCATTCTCCAAATCCCTGACCAAGACCCGTAGTGGTATAGTCCACTTTCCCAACGCTCGGGTCGGACAGGATGTACTGGCCTAGTAGCGGCTGCTGCATTCTCTCGGCATATGCGGAGACACCCGGCCTCTGCCGGTATCCCGCCCCCAACTGCCCCGTTAATGCAAGCTGGTACTGGTCTGCCTCACTAAGCGCTCCGGGGTCCCTTGGGGGAAGAACGCCCGCGTATTCAAACGCCTGACCGGCTCCCCCGTAATCTACGGGGGTCCACTTATATTCTGATCCAGTCCATTCATATGGCATTACATGCCTCCCTGATTTGCTATTCTGCGCCTATATTCCCACACTTACCCTATTTTGCCAACCCGCCCCTCAAGCCATTGCTCGCTGAGAAGGGGTGGGCGAATAGATCATTGATGTCGGCTCGGGTTTCTTTTCCTTCTTGGTTACGGCCCACGGGCTGCCCTCGTTCCTCGAAAAGCTGTAAGCCAGCCCCGCTATTTCGGCTGGTGGACGCAGCGCCATCTCCTGTCGGTGCTCGGATACTATCTGGTCAACCCCGACCCCCGCCAGCCGCGACCTTATGCTTTGATTGCCACGCGGCATCATCGCCTTGGCAGCCTGTTTCACTAGGTTTTCGTCAACGGCTATCATCTGGGCGCGGGTAAGGCCTAGATTCTCTGTGGATAGCCCCCCTATGTTCTCCGACGCCTCCACGATCCTCGCCCACGCCGCATTCTTCCTCTTCTCGAAGTCAGCGCCGTAGAGTTCCTCCGGCGATGTATTGAAATGCTTCCTGTAGAACTCGTGCGGCAGCAATGAATTCTTGTTCTTTATGGGGTTCCAACTCTCATCCATCAGCCATCCGAGGATGAAATTACCCATAGTATAATCATAGTCGTCGGTCAGCCACTGCTGTCTCTGGGGGTCACGGGTCTGAGGCCCGAGGGCTTCCGTCGCCATCACCGCGTACTGGACTTTTGGGGAATAGCCCCCCACGGCTTCTCCCGCCCCGAGCAGGCGCTCTCCCCAGTTAGGGTACTGGTCCAAATAGTCCTCATCGCCACGCGCCTGCATGATAAACGCCCTTACCGAATCAAGGGTCGAATCTGCCATTGGGTGCGGCTCAGTATCAGCGGGATCGCCGGGACCTGTATAGCTTTGCTCGCTCGCCAAGATCGTCTTCGCTTCCTCTGGTGTGAGCGTCTGCCCCCAGTTGTTAACCATGTCCGTGGCCTCGCGTGGCGTCAGGTCTTTCCTTGAGTTCAGGATGGCCTGCACTGCCATATCGTCGTTACTCCTGCCCTGACTGATCCCCGACTTCCACTTATCGTAGATAAGGATTGTACTATCTGGCCACTTGCTCAACTCTTCCGCTGCCCTCGCTTTTGCTCCCTCTATAACACCCCCGACTACGTCCTTGGCAGATGGCTCTTTTTCATCGTCCGCTGGCACGGAACCTTCAAGGGCTTCTTTAAACTTATCTTCGGAAACACCATAGGCAGTGGCAAACGCCCCTGCTGATTCATCTAGTTCCGTCCCTTTTACCCCGGCTGCGAGCTTCGGGTTCACGAACCCCGCCACATCAGCCGCTACGTTCGCGAGGGCCGGGTTGGTCATGGTCGCCCTCACCCTGTTCTCTTGGTCGATGCTGTCCCTTGCGGCGCGTAGGGAACCTATGTTTTCCTCGGCGGCTTGGGCAGCGCGTATTACCGAATCAGGCATGGAAAAACCGTTCCTCAAGGACTGTTCCAGCACACTACCGGCTTGCTCTGGGGGGAAATTCTCACTGACAAAGGACTCGAATCCGCTCTGTCCGGGTGGTCCCTCGCCCCCCTCTAAGGCCATTTCAAGCCCGCCACTCGTCCACAGATTTGCCATCTGCGTCGGGTTGGAGAAAAGTTTAGTTATTATGTCTACGTCTGCCATAAGTTATCCCCTTGGTCCTGCGAGTCCGATCCTGCGCAGGCGCTCCTCGTCAGATTGTGCTCCCGGCCTTGGCTGCCCCGGCGGCACGACCGGTCCCGGTTGCGGTGTCGGCACGGGCGGCGGGACGCCTGCCATCGCGGGCGGCATCATTTGTGGGGGCAGCATCGGGGGCGGCCCCGGTGGCCCCATAGGTGGCCCCGGCGGCCCCATAGGCGGCGGGCCTGCCATACCGGGTGGGATTCCGCCCATCGGTACAGGGGAGGGAGTTCCTGCTGGCGGGCCAGCCGCCGCTCCCATAGTCTGCGCCATTTCCTGTGCCTTGGCAAATAGTATTTTCACAAGCTCGCCCATGTATAGCTCGGCAAGATCGTCCCTGCCCTGCTTCACCGCGGCCTGATACAGGGACAACACCGCTGCCTCGGGCAGGGTGCGCTCGGCTATCTGTTCCTTGACTCCGTCCTCGATCTGGTCGGAGTCCTGTATGCCGAGGATGTTGTCGCGTATCCAGAGGTCCGGCAACAGCGGCGTGGGGCCTTCGCGTGCGATCTGCGCCATGCCGTAGCGGGACATATCGTCGGACGGTATCTGGGTCACTATTTTTATCTCCGGGTCACCCCCCTCGCGTATCTTCTCGGGGGTGATCTCCTCCGAGAAGTACTGCCTGTTGTTGTCCTGTCCCGATATCTCCATAGACTTGAAGGAGCCGGTCAGGTACTGGTCGCACACGAGGTTGGCTATCTGCCCGTAGGCACGCTCCAGCGCCTCTACCCTCGGGGTCAGGACGCTCTCGACGCCCTGCCTGAGTGCGTTTATCGCGAAGCCGGATAGCTGGAAGGGTATCTCCCCGTACACGGTGTGGGGCAGGGAGCCGCGCTGCATCTCACCGGCCACCAGTCCCATGAAGGCACCGGACTCCCGTGACATCTCCAGCAGGCCGAGGGGTTCCACGTCCTCTTCCCGCCCGAGAGATATCTCTGTACCCTCTTGATACGGGTCCTCCTCCAGCGTCTTGCTGCCGTCTCGTGACCGTACCTTGAGGCCCTGCTTGCGGCTTCGTGCCGTAAGCTCCAGCATGACGGACATCATAAAATTATGTTTTCCGTAAAGTTCCCGTGTGGACTTGAACACCGACTCCCCGTAGTCTTCGAGTGTGTCCTCTATGGAGGACCACTCCATCGACTGTATGAGCGGCGTTGATCCCACGGGTCCCATGAAGACGGGCACGCCCTCCGCGCCGTGCGGGGTGCGCTTCTTGATGAAGCGACCCGGTATGACGACGGTGTTGTATTCCTTGTCGTAGTAGTCGTATACGTTAATGCCGTCAACGTCGGGACTGGACTCCCCGAGGCGTACACCGTACTGGGCCTCTATCTCGTCCTGCGTCTTCTTGACCTTGTAGCAGGCCCATGCGAGGCCGTCGTGGCCGATGCCCCAGTAGGTGTGCATGGGGTCCCACGGGGTGATGTCCACGCAGGTCATGTCCTTCTCGTCCTTTATCAGGAGCGCCCTGCCCGCGTACCAGCCCCTCAGTGTTATGTACCACGCAAGCTGGTCCTTGAGGGTGGGCACCAGTCTCTTGGCGAGGCGGTCGTTGGCCGAGCGCAGGATGCCTATGATGAATCTTTCCTTGTCGTTGTTGATCTCGCGGGAGTTCCGGGGGTTGCCATTGGGCGGGATGCGGACGACCATCTCCGAGGAGGTCATCCACGCGATGATCTTGTCGGCATAGGTCTGCGGCTCGTTGGAGGTGTATGACTTGTACCCGTCCCCCGCGTCGTACGGGTCCAGCTTGTATAGCTGGTGGTCCGAGTCCATGCGGTCTCGGAGCGTGTGGGTGGCCTCGTAGTGGGCGTCCACCTTGTCGATGATGTCGTCCGGCTTCAGTCTCGCCATAGTTAGTGCCTTTTAACCTTTATAAATTCCCTGCCCCCGACCGCGCCGTACCCGAACTGGCTGACCAGCCCGTAGATAACGGCCTTAATGGCGTGGTTGTTCCTGTCCTCCGGGGTCTCCCCGACTATGTTGCCCTCCCGGTCGGTCTTCCACCGGTAGGCGCGTGTCTGCCCGTCGAACGGGCTGGGCACGGCCCCAAACTCGGACAGTGCTCCCGCGCACTTGGGGCTGAACGCTATGTTGGGCCTGCCCGTCACGGCGTCTGTCTTCATAAATCCCTTGAGTCTCTCGGTGCCCTCGTTGATCCTGATCTTCTGGGCGTCCAAGTATATACCTGTCTTGTCCATCCACATCTCCGCCGGTGCGGACATGGCCTGATGCTGGTAACCGGCTATGTCTATGGTGCCGGAGTGCACGTCCTGCCACCACGGCCTGCTGGTAGCCACGGTTATCATCTCCTCGGTGGTCAGCCCCCGCTCGTAGACCTCGTCGAAGACGCATACCTGCCCGTTTATCTCCTGCACGGCCTCCACGGCGTATGCTCCCGCGTACCCGGGGTCCATCCACAGGTACACCGGCTCGCCCTTGACGTACTCCATGTCGTAATCGACGTGTATGTCGGCCCTGAATTCCCCGAACACCAGCCCGGTGGGCGGGGTGGGGATTCCCTGTATGCGTTCCATGAAGAACTCGTCTGAGGCCATTGACTTCAGGCGAAGTATCTCGGGGTCGTTAGCGCCCTCGGGGTACAGGTTGGTGTTGGAGTAGGACGGCAGGGAGAAGGACTTCTCGTCCTCCGACCCTAGCTGCCACGACGTAAATAGCTGGGGATACCACCCGAGGGAACCCTCGAATGTGCCCGACAGGAACAGCCAGCCCCTCTTGGGAGCCACGCGGGACCGTAGTCGGTGGTATGAGTCCAAGTCTAGCTGCGACGCCTCGCATCCGAGGATGCCGTCGGGCGCTCTCATTGCGAGGGTGCGAGGGTCTTTCGCGGATTTTGTCTCTATACGGGTCCCGTCCGCGAGAATAATGCGTCCGGGGTCTACCCTCTTGGACACCTCCGCGAGGATACCGAGCGAAGCAAAGTCCTCCACGAGGTAATCAAACTCAGCGCGGGTGCGTTCGTAGTCTGCCGCGACTAGCCAGTAGAGGCCCGATTCCTCAGTCTCCAAGAACCGCGAGAGCAGGTACTTGGAGGCCACCATGCTCTTACCTGCCTGCTCACCGCCCGCAACAAGGACGAATCTCTTCCTCGACCGGAGTATCTGCGCTTGTAGCGGAGTCGGCAGGAACTCAAGCCGTGAGAATATATAGTCGGTGGCGGACGATCCGTCACCCGACGGGTTCGTCCGTGTCAGTACCGGATTTTCTGGCAAGGATACGCTCCGCTTCCTCTACAGCGTTGTCGCGGTCGGTCGCCTCTCCACGGGTCTTTGACTGCTTACGGTTCTCCTTGACCCACTTCCTCCACTCGGACATGACCTCCTTGGCCTGATCCTCGGCAAAGTAGTTCGTGCGGCGGTACTTCTCGGGCCAGTGGGCGTTGAGTAGCGTAATAAGCAATACCGGGTTGTCGTTGGGCTTCTGGTTCCTGACCCTGTCCACTGCTAGGTCTTGGAGCATCTCGCGAAACTCCTCTTCCGCGGTGGCGAGTTTTTCCTTGAAGCCATATATATTCTTGTTCTTCCACTTACCAACGGTATCGCGGTGTACCTTGATGGATTCCGCGGCGCTCTTGATAGAGCCGGTAATAGTAAATGCCGCCAGAAAGGCGTCCTGATTGGCCTTGGTCTTCTTTGCCTGTGCTTCAGATTGCATTGATCTTTTTTACCCTCGCAACATCCAGCCTTCGTACTATCTGGCCTACCCTCTGGCGGGTAATCCCGAACCGCTTCGCCACAGACTGATATGTAGAGTCCGGCTCAAGCAGCACGGCCCTCGCTATATCCATAGACCGCGGAGACATCTTCCCTCGACCGTGTTGGCCCACGATCTTGGTGGAGTACATCTGCGATTCACGCTGTTCGGTACTGGCATTAACCATAATAGCTCCCAAACGTACCTCAACACAACAAAACTGTCAACATGTGTACTGATCATTTTACCTTGACGGGTGACTGGGGTGAGAAAGAAAGAAAGAAGCAAAGAAAGAAAGAGTCCCCTCCCCGTGTTATTACGCCTCGTCCCGTATAGGGCGTGTCCCGGTGTAATAACACGGGGAGAGAGACATGTAAGACACGTCTTACGCGCACGCGTGAGGGCTTGTTTTTAATCCCACAGGGCGTAACTCGCTGTAGGCTCATCACACCCTGTGGCGGGAATCGTAACTATACATGTAATTACACGCCATACACGTCATATTACATGTAATTACATCGATTACATGAATGTATGTGAGAGTACGTGGACGTGTGCTGG